AGTGGATTTATTGCTACCATAGTATTCTTCCTTTATACTATTTATAACGAAAAAAAGGGACACCGAAGTGTCCCTTTCTAAATTCAATGAGAATTTATTACTACATGATGTTAGTAACTTGTACTCTTCTGTAGTATACGTTGTCGTTAGCAGTAAGAGCACCACTTCTGACAGTTGCACCACCAGCAAATGGGTTTGCAGTAAGACCATAACGAGTCTTGAAACCGATTTTAGGTTGGAATGTGTTCTCACCAACTGCACGAACCATTTGTAATGGAACGTATGGGCAGTAGAAAAGACCAGCATCGTATGGTGATGTACCCTTATATCCAACAGTGTAATACTGTTTTGCAGCTTGGTTTGCTGAATATGGGTCAATGTACACCTTGAAGCGTCCGTTAAGAACACCAGCAAAAGTATTACCAGCATCGTCAACATTCAAGTTGTTGTTAAGAGCAGGAGTGTAATCAAGTACACCTGCCATTTGAAGTGCAGAAGCAACATCAGATGAACAGATAATTACGTTACCTTTTCCTCTACGAGTTTCTTGAGCGATTGCGTTAGCATCTCTTTCAAGTTGGAACATAAGTCCTTTGAACTTCTCAACTGACCAACGACCATTTGAGTCAACATCCATATCAAAGATACCTGATGTTGCAGTATCAATCTGAGCACCTGGCTTTGCAGTTACATAGATTGTTCTGATAAGTTCTCTGTTAATCTCATTCAAGATTTCAGAAGAAAGGATATTTGCAAGTTCTGTCTCAGCATCCAAACCGTGGATTGCTTTAAGGTCTTGTGCAAGTTCCATTGTGTACTCTGCCTTAAGAGCACGTGACTTTGCTTCTACTGAGTTCTTTTCGATTGAGAATGACATCTCAGCGAAAGAGTTAGATGCAGAATCACCGAGTGCTTCTGCAGCAGCAGTTGTCATACCTGTACCACCAGTATATGTGCCTGGTGAACCATCGTTAAGAACAGCAGGGTTTGTACCAGCTTGTGTACCAGCACCTGAGAAATCTGAGTCTGCTTCTGCATACTGATTCTCTGTACCAGTTTGGTTGGTATATCTTGAACGCATTGCGAAGATAAGACCAGTTGGCCCTGTCATTGGTTGTACACCAGCAACATCGTATGCAATCAAGTTTGGCATAGCACGTCTGACAAGTGAAATCAAAATTGGATCCCAATTATCTACGTTACCGCCGGTTGCGTTAGTTGGCGCAGCTTCTCCGAGGAAACCTTTGTCCTCTTTAAGTGCTTTTTCTTGGTTTTCTAGGATAACAGTAGTTACAGCCTTACGATAAGAATCACTAATCTCTGGAAGGTCATTGTGTTCTAGGACTGGTTGCCACTTTTCCTGTAAATGTTCAGTTTGAAACATTTGTATTTCTCCTTATTGAGTTTTCTAATAATATTTATAAAAAACGATTATTACACCGTTATTTTGCACGCTTTACGTTTTTACTAATCGCACTCATATAAGCACTCATAGCACCAGTAGTATCGAAGGACTGACCATCTTCTGATGGAGTGTCCACTGATTCAGCGACAGTTGTTGCTTTCGGAAAATAACTTTCCTTCAGCGTGTCAAGTTTACTTCTGAAAGAATCTTCATCAGCAAAATCAACATCTTCTGCAAGAGACTTAAACTTTTCGACTTCAGTGTCAGCCAAGTCCGAAGCAACCTCTGCAAATACTGACTCCCTTACCAATACATCTTTTTCACTTTTTAGTGAAGCAGACTTCTCGATTTGTTCATTCAGTTTGGCTTCTAGTTCATCAATCTTTGTAGACTGAGTACCTAGAATATCGTACTTCTCATCAGGCACATCGATATAATGTTCTGTGAAAAGGTTTTTCAATCCAGAAATGAAGTCTTCTGCAATCTCACCTTTAAGGCCTCTTTCGATTGCGATTTCATTTTCTTTCATCCATTCTTCAACAACATAGTTCATGTATGAGTCAACTTTTTCAGTCAATTCAGTATGAATTCTGTTTGTCTCTTCAGCAACTTCTTGTACTTTTGCTTCTTCAATTCTTTCTACTTCTGAACGAAGTTTAGATTTGACAGCAGCTTCAAATACTACAGATGCTTTTTCTTTGAACTCTTCAGATAGTTCTTCACCATCTGTAAGTGCAGTTACGTCCTCTGATACGTCAACTGATGCAAGTCTTTCGTCAAGAGTAGACTCGTCAACCTTTTCGGCATCCTTGTCTTCTTCTTTCTTATCGACTTCTTCATCCTTCTTCATCATCGCATCGTAAGATGCTTTAAGTTCACTTGCATTCATCTTTTCCATTTCGGAATACATTGCTGCAAGAGTATCTTTTTTAGTCATTTTGCCTTCTACGATTTCTTCTGCATCGTCATCGGCGAGTTCAGTATCTTCACTCTTAGTTGCGTTAGGTTTTGGGTCAGCAGCTTTCTTCATCTTTTTAGCAGATTTCTCTGAACCTGATTCAGCTTCTGGGGACTCATTACCGGCACCACCAAGGTCTTCAACTTCACCCTCTTGCTTTTCCATTGGGTCGGATTTACCAGCAGTTGCGCCAGGTGCTTTTGCTTCTTCAAGCTCGGCGTGGACTTCTGCTTCTAATTCCTCAATGGTTTTGTCTAGTTCTGACATAGGGTTTTCTCCTTGAGTTTTGTTTCTCAACATATTTATAATGATTAAAATTTTGACAAGAATTTTGCAAACGCAAGAGCGGAAACATTTGACTGTCTACGTCTTACATTTTCATTAATCTCATCCTTGATTTCGGCAACGTCAACTTCTTTTAGTAAACCGTTATTCCATACCCACTCTTTACCTTCCATAATCCCTTCAACAAAGGCTTGAGGTGCAGATGGGTCTGCAACAATATCCGCCGCAGTGGCAAGATAAAAATCATCTTTCACATAATTAGCACCACTCTTATTTTCGATAGAACCCATACCTCTTGAAGAGACACCGAGTTTTCCACCGTCCTTGATTAGTGCTTTCGCAATTTCCCCCATTGGAGTTGAGAGCAGTTTCGCCTCACCAATAAAGTTCTTTCCATCAGCTTCCAGTTTAGTTATCATGTGTGATACCCTGTCAAGATTGACAGTAGGGCCTTCAGGATGACCTAACTCCCCAAACGCCCGACCTTCAGCAACAAATTCTTTATTATAACGAGCGACTTCTTTTTGAAGTACACCCATAGGGTAGACACGACCATTACGGTTTTTCATGTCTGCCTGCATGAAGATTCCTCGAATCTTCATATCCTTTTTACCATCAGATTTTTCTTCTGTGATATATTCTACTTCTTGTATCTGTTCTGCAATTAGTTTCATATTAGAACCCCGCTGATACTATTGGTGTAATGAAAAGTGTGGTTGCACCACGCATTCCTACTCCAATGTCTGTATGAACAATAACACCAGCATTCGCATTAATTCTAATTGAACCAGTGTCGCCATTATCATCAGCATTTCTGATTGTAACTGCCTGTTTTGTACCGTTGTTAAAAACATAATGTGCAGTTGCAGTTTTGCCTCTAGTCACGTTAGTGGCGAGTGCTTCTTCTGCTCCGATTATTTTCATGTCATTCTTCCTAAATTGATAATAGTTCTTTTTCAAAATAGTCCATAAGCGCCTTATTCGGAACTTTGAACTTCTTAGAAACACTATTTATTGTTTTATCAAAAGTATTTAGGAAATCTGAAGGTTTCGCATCCATTTCCTTAAAAATAGCGTCAATAGCATTTTGCATCTTAGGAGACAACTTCTTGTACTCCTTAGATTTCTTATGCTCATCTTTCTCTGGTAAGTTCTGTTTGAACTCTGAGAGAGTTTTACTCACTATCTTCTACCTCTGGGATGTGATGTGTAACGAATGTTTTCGCAACATCTTGTCTTTTAGTTTCCAGTGCGTCACCCACTTTTGCTGCAAGAGCATTATTGAAATGTGTTTCTGCTGAAAGGTTATCACCTGACGCAATTGAACTTACAAAGTCTTTTACGTTTTCCATTACTTATCTCCTAAATCTGGATTATTTGTAGCAAACATACCATCGTCAGCACCCTGACCATCCATTTCGCCACCTGCTTCATCTTTTATCTGTGTTTCGACTTCTTCAATCTCATCATCAGACATTCTTAGTACTTGTTTTCTTACATACTCCTTAGAGAAATATGTACCGACATAACTTTCAATCGTTCCCAACATATCTAAACGGTTCTGTAGAATTTCTGCATTCTTCAGTTCTGTAAAGTGTCCGTCTTGCATAAAGTCAAACTGCAAGTGTTCTTTAATCAACGGCCATTCGTCTTCTGCGATTACACCTTTAAGAATAAGTTGTGTACGAAGCATATCCAAGAACAGTGTAGAAAACTTCTTACGAATTTTCTGTACGAACTTAGTAAACTTGAGTTCATCTCTTGTGATGTTATCAGAACGTCCAATACTGAATGAGTTCTCTGCCTCAAGTCTTGAGATTGGTACGTTCAGTGAACGATATAATTTGTTTTGGAAGTATTTGATATCATCAATCTCACCAAGGTTTGAACCGCCTGGCAAAGTTGTAATCTCTGTACCTCTACCACCTTCTCTACGAGGCAACCAGAAGTCTTCCAACATAGACATATGATTTCTGTCATCTCTAATCTCACCAGTTCGTGCATCATACACCAACTTGTTACGATAACGATTCATTACGTCTTTCAAGTATGCTTCTGCTTTGACTTTAGGTAAGTTACCAACATCAATGTAGAAGATACGTCTTTCAGGCGCACGAGAGATACGATAGATAACCAACGCATCCTCAATCATACGCAACTGATTGACAGGTTTAATTGCTTTGTGTAAGTAAGACATTACTGTACCCTGATGCATATCGACCAAACCTGATGGACAGTATGTGATAGAGTCAGCAGTAATACGAATACCGTTAGATGTTCCTGTATTCTGTTCCCAACCTTTGTCGTTGAACAAGTAGAAATCTTCAACACCTTTGACCATATCCATGCCAAATTTACCGTCTTGTTCTTTCCTTGTCTCTCTTACTTTCTTAATCTTACGAGGGTCAATATATCGAACCTCTTTAATCCCCTTGCGAGGAGATTTTGAATCAATAAGTTTGTGGTAGTAAATCCTTCCATCCACATACCAACGTCTAAAAATGTCATGTCCTTTTGAATCAAAGTCAAGCAAACGCAAGACCTCATTGAACTCTTCACGAATTTTAGATTTGATTTTTGGGGAAAGGTCTAGTCTATCAAGACTAACTGCAACCGATTGTCCTCTTTCGTCAGAGACAATTGATTCGTTTGCGATATCTTCAATA